AATCTCCCGACTGAACTGCATAAAGTTCCATTCCAGAATCTGGTATATCATCTGGCGGAACTTCTACATCTAATACTCTATTGTCATTTTTTAATGCTTCAGCTTCTTCTGCTGTTAAACTATAATGTGTATTACGCACTGATCCTGGTCTTGGATTTGCAATATCAACACTGCGAGAAGGTATAGACGAATCTCCAGAATTTTGTGTCATTTCTGCTTGAAAACTACTAGGGTCTGCATCTACTGTTAGTGTAACAATATATTCTTTTTCACTCATTGCAAATCCTTAAACAATATTAATTGTATTACCCATACCCGAATGTATGGTGCATTGATAATACAATGTCGACGGAGCACTCATAGGCACTTTGAATACAATGTTTCCACTCGAAGCACTATTGTTAGTCACTCCGGTGTTATATGCCGCTCCACCAGCACTTTGTCTAATTTCAAAAGGATGCCCGCCGCCTGAATTGTTTACAAATATATACTGTTCACCTCTGCGAAGATATAATACTGGGTCATTTTCAGTAGTCGGAAACCATATGTTTCCTGCATCTGAGAATGTATAATCTGTAGATCCGTTTGATCCTATCGTAAATGTATGTGCAATTGTTTTACCATTTACATCTAAGTCACCACCAAGTTGTGGAGTTGTATCTGCTGCTACACTTGCAATGCCACTGCCACTAATGTTAGTTAACTGTGATCCATCTACAGCTGGTAATTTTGCTGTTCCGTCTAGCTGTACAATTTTGTTTGCTGTTGTGCCTACGTCAACTGCTAGTGTTTGTGTATGATCACCTGTTGTTGTATCTTGTGTTCCTGTTAAACCTGTACCTGCTGTAATATTAACTCTTGTGATATCTCCACTAGCGCCGCTACTACCTGCGGTTGCCACCCAAGCATTGTTTTCATAACTTTCCAATTGATTAGTTGTAGTATTATAAATCATATCTCCATTTGCAGGACTAGAAATAGCATTACGAGTAGTTGTTGTAAAACTTGCTAATCTAAATGGAGTATCTGTAACTAGTACACGATTTGTTGCGTCTAGTTCTATATTTGCTCCAGCACTGATAGTTGTACTACCTGATCCTGTTACATTTAAATTTGTTGCTGTAATATTGGGAACAGTTAGTGTATTAGTAGTACTGTTATACGTAAAATCACTGTCGCCTCCAAATGCACCTGCATTATTAAATTGTACTTGAGTTGTACTGCCTCCTGGTGTGCCTCCGCCACCTGTCTGTGCTACCCATGCATAATCACTTCCGTTCCAACTTAGTACATAACCACTGGTTGGATTTGACTGATTTAAATGTGTATCAACGGAGCTGTTTATATCCGGAGGTGTGTATGTAAAAACTCCTGAACTGTTATCATAAGAAATAGCGCCATCACCACTTGCTGATCCTTCACTACCAACACTCAAGTCAGTTAACGAAATGCCACCACTTCCTGCAGCATCATTTTGGGGTATCCAATTACTACCATTCCATTTTAACACTTGTCCAGTTGAAGGAGCATTTGTAGTTGTATCGACATCTGATAGTGTATCTATACTTCCGATACTAGCTCCACTAAATTGTGAATTAGCCCAAGACTGAGTGGCAACTAAATTACCAAACATGTTGATGTTTCCGGAAACATCTAGATCGTTATTAAATTTTGTTTCACTCATTTTTTTTCCTATTTAAATTAAGCTCTGTCTATAAACCAAAAATGGTTGACTGCATTGCTTACTAAAATTACACCAACACCAGTGATAGCACTACCTGTATTGTTAGTGTATGTAGCATAAGCACTTGGACTGTAGTTGTTGTTGATCAATCTATCATTGTTATCGCCGTTACGATATAAAACAGTACCAACACTGTTACCAGATAAATCTCCTAAGAGCTTGATCACCGCAGTATCTCCGGGATTCAGTGTTTGTGATCCGTTACCACTGTAAATGATTTCGCTTCCGCCACCACCAGCACTTGCTACTGCGGTATCCACATATGCTTTGGTTGCTGCATGAAGATTACTACTAGGGGCACCGCTTAGTGTTAATGTGCCAGTCATAGTCCCGCCTGATAAATTTAGTTTGTTATTTGTTAAGTTTGTTACATTTGTATTTGTTGTAGCTAAGTCTGAAGTAAGATTAGTAACATTAGTATTTGTTGTAGTTAAGTCTGAAGTAAGATTAGTAACATTTGTATTTGTTGTAGTTAAGTCTGAAGTAAGATTAGTAACATTTGTATTTGTTGTAGTTAAGTCTGACTGATTGGCCATTTCAATCCATGCACCTGCATGAGCAAAATAACCTTTTCCGGTAGCATGAACATGAGCAAACATACCATGATATGTGCTTGCACTTGGTAAATCTGATAAACCAGAATAAACATTCGCAAATAGCACTTTGTTTCCATTGCCATCAATATCACCCGACATTGTACCACCTGCTAGTGGTAGCTTATTTGCTATACTATTTGTTGTTGTAGTTGCGAAATTAGGATCGTCTCCTAATGCAGCCGCTAGCTCATTTAGTGTATCTAATGTACTAGGAGCACTGTCTACTAGAGCTGCTACTTCGTCTGTAACATTTTGATCTGATGCTAATGATCTCCATGTGCCATTTTCGTAAACTTCGAATTGATTTATAGTGGAGTTATAAATCATATCTCCATTGCTAGCAGTTAATGCATTTCTCTGTGCGGTGGTTAAATTTGCTAATCTTAAACTAGTGTCTTGAACTTCTACTGTGCTAGTAGCATCAAATTTAATCTTATCTGCTGATCTTATTACTGTCATTGAATAAACTCCTGATATACATATTTATAAACACTAGTCATAAAAACAGGGGCCGTAGCCCCTGTTTTCTTGTTTAGTAAAACAATTACATATTATGTAAATGCAAGTTGACCTGTTGTTACAGCAATTTTTGCTAGGTAGTCAGCAGCATTACCAAGCGAGCTTGCTTGGTTGCTTAGTTCTACATAACCATAACGTGTCATGAAGCTAACTACTGGCTCAAATGTACTTGGGTCAAGTACTGTACCGCTTGACATCAGTGGGATGTATGGGCAGTAGAACGCCGCTGCGTCTGTTTCTGTTGAACCTTTGTAACCAACTAGAACATCGTCGTTAGCTGCATACTGGTTTACATAAACACGCATTGTGCCGTTTAGAGTACCTACAAACTTTGTGTTTGTTGGTGCTTCAAAAGTACCTTCTGTGCTACGTGCGAATGCTGAAGTTGTAGCACTCTGTAGTACTGTTAGTACTGTTGGGCTAACAACTGCCCAGTTACCTGCACCACGACGTGTGCGGGCTGCGATTGTGTTCGCATTTTTGTTGATTAGAACTGCAAGAGCTGCATGCTCGTCACCAACAAATGTTGCTGTACCACTTACGCTACCTTGTGCGTATGTGTCTGATGCTGCACCAGCAAGACTTGTTAGGCTTGCAATGATTTCTTGATCAATTTCAGCAGTAATTTCTTGTGCAAGTGCTTGCATAATTTCTGCTTCAACGTCAAGACCATGCATGCTTTGTGCGTCTTGTGCTGCTTCAAATGTCCAACGTGCTGATAGCTTACGTGATTTAGCTTCAACAGTTTGCTTTAGAACTTGAATGCTTAGTTTCTTACCAGCTTCACCTTCTAATGCGCTTGTTGCAGCCGCTTTATCGTCTACTGCACCTGAATAACCAGCTGCGATTTTGAATGGGCTTAGTGCCTCATCGCCTGCTGCTGTATCAATACCACTTGTTGAGTTAAATGCTTCTGCATAACGTACACGTAGTGTGTGGATTTGTCCAACTGGGCCTGTCATAGGCTGAACACCAACGATTTCGTTGGCGATAACAGTTGGCATAACACGTCTAATCACTGGAAGAATTACTTTATTAAGTGTTGCTACGTTTCCTGCTTGAGTTGCACCAGTAGAAGCTGCCTCTGCGAGATAGTTCTTAGTGTTTTCAAGTGTTGTTTCCATCACTTTTTTCTTAGTCCCAGTTAGACCGTCTGTTAGAGCTACTTTAGTTTCGCTCCAATTTTCCATTAGGTTGTCTGCCATTTTCGGTCTCCTTAACTAATACCGGCTAGTTTACGAAGGTAAACAATGTCTGCACCTGATTCAACTTCTGTTGACTCGTTTAGTGCTTTATTTCCAGTGATCTCTTTTGAAGATTCACTAAGTACCTTCTTTTGGGGTTTTTTAGCATCTTCCTTCAATACTGATGGTAGATACTTGTTAAATGCATTTTGTAGCTTGTCAGTTTTTACACTTTCGAGCAATGCACCCATAATTTCTTTATGGTCTTTGCTGAGAGGTTGCATCATTTCTTGCATAATTTGCTTTCTTTCTGCTGTATCAGCGGCAATACGAGCACGTTTTGCACTCTCTTGTACTAATACTTCTTTCTCAGCAATGGCTTTGTTTTTGTTTTCAATCTCACTTTGTAGACTTTCAACTACTTTTGATAACTTAGAAACTTCTGTTCCTTCGTTCAAGTAGCTACCCATAAACTCAGCTGCAAACGTTTCGAAAATCTTACGACCAAAGGTATTTTCTTTAGCTGTTTTGATATCTTCACGCAGTGTGTTAAGTTCACTCTTGAGTGTGTTCTCAAGAATTCCGTTAACTTTTGTTGCGGCTGTTTTAATGAAGTCTGCTTTAGTTTGATTAATAACTTCTTTGCCTTCTTTAATCATTTTGACTTTTGCTTCAACTAGTGAGCGTTTGTCCTCATGAAACTCATTGAGCTCCTTAGTGAGTTGTTCCATAACAAAGCCTTCCAGCTTTGACATGTTTGCTTCTTGAACAACTCGGTCTTCGCGAAGTTCATTAATTTCTTTGCGAAGTGTATCCATCACAAATGAATCAAGCAATTTTGCATGCTCTTTCATGTGCTTGCGATAGGCTACACGATCTTCTGCAACTTTGGCTTTGTCTGCTTGGAACTCTTCAAGTTCTTTTGCAATAACATCACCAATCATTGTATCTGCGGCTTCAACAATTTGCGCCTTGTCATTTTCATAACGTTGTGCAAATTCTTCTCTAAGTTCAGCTGTGATTGCCTCACGAGCTTCTGTTAGTTGGGTATCCCAAGCCTCAGATAATGAAGATCTGACCTCTTCGGAGAGCGTATTTGAGTTTAATAGTTCATCCATTGCATGAGCCATATTAATCTCTCCTATACTTCAGGTTTTTTATAAAATTTGTCACCTCTTCCTGGAGATAACGTTGTGCGCCTTTGTCGTGTCTAGTTGCACTAGCGACATCCAATAGTACATTACCCCTACTATGATTCATAATTCTTTCATAGATTGGATCGGGGTAAGCATCAGGAGCACTTGGATTTGCTACGATATCTACGGTAATAATTTCAAAATCTTTAACTATTCCGTTTTCGTTAACATTGCCACTGCCTCGGCTTGACACGCCTAGTTTGACACCACTCTCTAATAGGGTTTTACAAATGTTTCCCATTGGAGTTGGTAGAATTTTAAGTTTGCCGATACCGTTCGCACCATCAGTATCCATTTCAGTGATCATGTGACTTACACGATCTAAATTGATATTGAGGTCATCTGGGTGATCAGCTTCACCTAATACACTGTACCCACCTTTAATTTTTTCATTGATACTTTTTACAGCACTATGAATTTCTTCTTTGGTGTAGATACGATTGTTTTGATTGCGTACATCGCCTTCAATAAAGATACCTTTCATATACAGGCTTTTGCCACCGTTCGCTTCTTCAATAGCTTCAGTGACAATGTTTGCCTGATTAAATGTTAAGTGTTCTTTTAGCGAGGTAAACATATTACTTCATTCCTCTGATTGGACTGTCTGACTTTGTGTCTTCACGCTTTGGTGCAGGTGCTGCACTTGGCGATCCAGCTTCTTGAGGACCATCTACGCCCATGTCTTTTACAGCAGGAGCACTAGCTTTAGCGCCTTCTGATGTATCTGTTGGGTGTGGTTTAGCATGTGCATTACCAGCGCCTTTGGCTACTGGACTGCCTTTGTCACTGTTATCACTGTGTGATACACTAACTGCTGACATTGTAGCGCCTTCTTCCATTGCTTCAACTTCGTCTGCTTCAAAAGCAATTGCTTCTTCTGCTGGCTCGTCTTCTGCTGGCTCGTCGCCCATCATGTCTGCAAATGCTGCACGTAGTTCTGCAATTGCGTCTTCTACGTTGTCCATTGCT